GTTGTACTTTCCGAGACATCCTTCCCACTGTGTGGAATATAATCCCGTATTCTTTTGTAGTTGATTGGTTTGTCAACTCACAAAAGATTTTCAACGGTATTTCCGCACAGTCTCTCCCGATGGAACATGTTCGAAAGCTCGGCTTCTCTGAAAAGAGAATCTTAGCTTTTCGAGCAGAGTTCACTCCGTTGCTCCCTTACGCAAGTTATGCGGATGGGAGATCTTACGCGAATGGACTTGGTTCCTGGTACTTCTCATCTAAGGATGGAGCTGTTACGCTCTATTCTCGGACTCGAGGTCTCCCAGGATCAGGAGAGCCTTTGTTTTCACTCAAAGGACTTTCTGTTTTGCATGGGATAGACGGTTTGACCTTAGCAGGTCAGCGCCTATTCCATTAACCATGGCGGGCTTTGTCCCGTCGCATAGTAGAAGGAAGACCTTTATGGCCACTGCATCTTTTAATGCGTATAAAGATAACTCAACGTACGATACTTTCCAGCTTGTTTCCACTACCGCTGACGGTTGTCAGTGGAAGGTTGCAAGCCGGGATATCGCTCTTCCCTATTCTGTCACTCTTAAACGTAAGATTGGCAGTTCAGGGAAGCTGAGTAATGATCACGTTTTAGTGACCATTTCTCGCACAGAACGCAATAGCACAACAGGAATGTTGGTTACTGGTTCTGCGACGTTGGATATCTCCATCCCTCGTGATAGTGCCACTGTTTCGGCTACTACCATGAGATATTTGGTGGGAGAACTCGCTAGCATTCTTAACGATGATGCGGCTTTAGCGGCTAGTAATACAAACCGCTTTGCCCTCGTCGGTGGGAATGATTTGTGAGATCTCGTATCCGCAAATTGAGAGCTGTCACCACTCAGGTTGTTATATCCTGGTTGACGACGGTTCTCGTGATATGCCGCGCGCTTCTCGATGTTCTTGGGAAGCTGCGGAGTATCATTAAGTAGCAGTTGTCATGCGCACAAAGGCGTATGGGTCTTCGGCGAGGAAACGATGAAAATCGAGACCTTTAAGTCGTCGATCGTAAAAACCTTCTACACAGAGCTGTTTTCGGATGTGCTTTTGCACTCCCCGGAACTAACTACTGTGAAGTTGGATCGTGATTATATTCTGAACAGAATTGATCACGAAGGTGTGAGATTTGTTTCTCAGCAACTTCCCTTATTGGGTAAGGCTGCAGAAATAAGTCTTATCACCATGAATAAGTTGGAAGTCCCTTTGGGCTTCGACTTATTCTCCAAAAGCTGTCTCCCTGTCCTTATGCATTCATTCTTTTGGATGCTATGGGACAGCGAGGGTCGCCCTAGGTTTTCTAGGACAACTTGGTCCGAACCTGAAGGCCGTCTAGCTTCGTATTATCTTATGATATTACGTCAAGCATTGATGGCTTTTAGTAAAGTTCAAGACGTCCCTTGTATGACCACCGATCTGGATGCCGAACAGGCATTCATCAATCGTGTCATGCAGGAGCCTAGGTTGACTGCTTCATCACAATTTTTAGGAGATGTTAAGTAATTGATATCTCTGGTTGTGATGGAGGGCAACGAACTCCATCCGAGCCTTGCCCAGTGGGATGAAAACCCATTTGGGCGACACGGACCTGGAGCAGTAGCCGGTGGAGAGACAGGGAGTGAGAAGTGGCGGTTTAACCATATACCCGGGGTTGATCCCCGACTCTTTTGCTGGAGCCATCCCAACGATGTTGAGATGGGTATAGAAGTTGACGCCTTTTCTCGGATATGCGTAGTACCTAAGGACTTTCGTAGTCCTCGGGTCATATGCATAGAGCCTAAGGAATTCCAGTTTGCCCAACAAGGGCTAATGGAGGTTCTTTTTGGCCTTATCGAGAGAAATCCTCTCACGAAGAAGTCTATCAGTTTTCACGACCAGGTCAAGTCTCAAGTTCTGTGTAAGAATTTGGGTTTGGCCACAATCGATTTGAAAGATGCATCGGATAGCGTCTCAATGGCGCTATGTCGACTCATCTTTCCTGATGAATTTCTTCATCTAGTG